GGACTCTCGCTGGCCAGCAGTTCGTCGCCGGCACCTCGAGCGGTACCCGACGTGCGCCGCCTGCGGTGCCAGAGACAACCTTGAGGTCCATCACGTAATTCCGGTGGGGCATGCTCGCCGCATTGGCCGCGAGGAACTCCAGCTAGATCCCCTAAATTTGATTTCTCTGTGCGGGCCTCCACGCGACTGTCACTGGTGGCTCGGGCATGCCTGCGACGACCGTAAGTGGCGACCTGACGTTCGCCGCTTGGCCCAGGTCATCCTCACCAGTGAGGTGCGGGAGCAGGGCGATGTATGACCTCAACAAGCTCGTGAAGCTGCACAACGACGCACGGGCGAAAAGCTGGTGGAGCCTGAAGCCGCTCACGCCAGACGTGAACCTCATGTACTACGCCCAGACCTGGGCAACGACGATGGCACGCCGGAACCGCATGACGCACTCGTCCATGCGAGACATCATGAAGCTCGGGTTCAGCCGAGCGGCCGAGAACATCGCGTGGAATCAGCGGACCGAAGAGGCCGTGATGTCAGCTTGGTTGTGGAGCCCAGGCCACAGGTGGAACATCATGAGCGGCTCGTCGAACGTCATCGGCGTCGGTGTCTGCGATGCCGGGAACGGGCCCTACTGGTGCGCGTGTTTCGGGAGGGTGCCGTGAGACTGAACCGTTTCATGGCTGTGGTGTCTGTCCTAGCAACGGTGCTGGCAACCACATTGGCGTGGTTCCTTATTTACTTCCGATGACCCAAAAAGCAGGCGGACTGCAAGTCTTGCAAGCCAAAATGGCACACTGAACGCACGGGCCACGCTTCGGGCAAGACCCGAGCCATAACAAGGAGCAACCATGTCACAGGTCAAAATCAAGCGTCTTTTCCGCGTCGTCACCGCCACGGTGACCACCGCCACCAGCACCTGCACCACGCTGCGAATGGACGACATGGCCGGCGCTGTCGTTGAGCTGCCGACGATTACCACGAACGCCGCCACGATTCAGGTCTGGGGCAACGACACGGAAACCGGCAGCTTCTGCCAGCTGTACGGTAGCGACGGAGCCGCCGCCAACATCACGCTGGCCCCCAGCACTACAAACCGCACAGCCTATGCCCTGCCCGATGCAGCGTACGCCATGCCGTACGTGAAGCTGGTGGCCGCTACCACGAACGCCACGGCCACGGTAAACGTGGTCATGAAGTCCTAGTGCCCACGCGTATCCCCGCACACCAGCCGATGCGGTTGCGTCCTGCACGGAAGCGGGACGACAGCAACAGGCCAAACGCTGCTGCTCGAGGGTATTGCGACAAGGCACACAGGGCTTGGCGCAAGGCCGTGTTGACGCGTGATGCGTGGACTTGCCGCGATTGCGGGCGAGTGTGTGACGGTCACCGCGAGGCCCAAGCGGACCACATCGTGCCCATACGGCAAGGCGGCGAGCGGTACGATCTTGGCAACGGTCAGACGCTGTGCATTGCGTGTCACTCGTCAAAGACAGCAAGAGAAAGCCGAGGGGCGGGTTAGGAGTGTGGGAGAAACGGCCCGCGCAACCGACGCTTTTGGGCATCCGTACGCGTGGCCGAAATTGTGAAACGGCCCGGGAAATATTGAAAAAACATGGCACGCGGCCGAAAACCGACGCCTCGTCAACTCCTTGAGCGCCGCGGCTCCCGAGTCCGCGGGCCGCACATTGCGGGAATTATTGCGCCGCCAGGAATTCCGCAATCGCCAACTTGGCTGTGTGAAATTGGGCGAGCCGAGTGGGAAAGAATTTTACCGATGCTGGAGGCGTCCAGGGTCATGTCGCCGCGGCATCAGCAAACGCTCGCCGCTTACTGTGATTCGTTTGCGGACATGGTGAAGGCAGACGAGGAATTGCGAAAACATGGTGCCACGTTTATGGACGACAAGGGTAGAGTTTCAAATCATCCGGCGTGGAATCGGAAGCGCGACGCACGGCTGCACATGCTGAAGTTTGCAGGCGAGTTTGGTCTGACGGCTTCCGCACTGTCGAGGGTCACGGCCGTTGAGCAAAGCACGCACGCGGACGACGAAGACCGGCTCATGTTCGGCTAAGAAACCGTGCGGCACGTGCGCGTCGTGCATTGCCGTTCGGTTCTTTGAAAAGCACCTGACGCACGCCAAGGGCGAGTTGGGCGGCAAGCCTTTCCTGCTTGAGCCGTGGCAGCGAGACTACATCCGGGCGTTGTTCGCCGAGGAGAACGGCCGCCGCAAGGTGCGAACCAGCCTGCTCGCGCTGCCTCGCAAAAATGGGAAGAGCACCTTGGCCGCGGGTATCGCTCTTAGGTGCCTGCTCGAGCCCGAGCCCGGGTGCGAAGTGTATTCGTGCGCGGCATCAAGGGATCAGGCAAGGCTGGTGTTTGATACCGCAAAGATCGCCGTTGAGCAGTCGCCGACGCTGTCCCAGCAGCTAAAGGTGTACCGCAACGCGATCGTGCGGGAGTCCACGCACGCGACGTACAAGGCCCTGTCCGCCGAGGCAGGGATTCAGCACGGGCTTTCGGCTCATGCTGTCATCTTCGACGAGCTGCACGTCAGCAACCGGGAGATGTGGGAAGTCATGCTATCGAGCCAGGGGGCCCGGCGCAACCCACTCACGGTGGCATTGACCACGGCAGGCTACGACCGCAAAAGCGTCTGTTGGGAGATATGGAAGTATGCCGAGGCGGTGCGGGACGGTGCCGTGAAGGATGCCACATTCCTGCCGATGATCTTTGCGGCCGATCCAGCCGCTGATTGGAAAAGCGAAAAGACGTGGGCGATTGCCAACCCGAACCTAGGCGTGTCGGTGAAGCTCGACTTTCTGCGGAGCGAGTGTGCCAGGGCGGTGGAAATGCCCACGTACGAAAACACGTTCCGGCAGCTGTACCTCAACCAGTGGACGGAGCAGGACCAGCGGTGGCTGCGGATGGATCACTGGGCCCAAGGCAACGTGGCCTGCCCGGTGGATCTCAACGGGCGGGAGTGCTGGGCCGGGCTCGACTTGGCGACCACGTTCGACACCACCGCCTTGGTGCTGCTGTTCCCGTTGGATGACGGCACGTTTTGGGTAGAGCCGCATTTCTGGATCCCGTCGGACAACGCCCACCAGCGGGAGCGTCGGGACAAAGTGCCATACCTGACGTGGCAGCGGCAGGGGCATCTGACGATGACTGATGGCAACGTCACAGACTTTGAGCACGTCCGCCGGGACATCAACGCTTTGGCGTCAAAGTACCGCATTCGTGGCATCGGGCTGGACCCATGGAACAGCGCCCAGCTGGGGCAGCAACTGCAAGGAGATGGGCTTGCCATGCAAAATTTCCGACAGGGCTACGGCTCTTTGTCGGCACCGTCTAAGCAACTGGAGAACTGGGTGGTGGCTGGCAAGCTTCGCCACGGCGGGCATCCGGTGCTGGCGTGGCAGGCGAACAACGTAGCGATCCAAACCGATTCCGCAGCTGGCAACATCAAACCAAGCAAGGCTAAGTCCACAGAACGAATCGACGGCATCGTCAGCTTGGTCATGGCTATCGGGCTCTGGCAAGTCGCCACAGCGCCAACGCCTGAACAAACCTGGGACATCATCGCAGTATGATCGCGCACGCTGAAGAGACGCCCGAGAAGGGCTACCGCATTATTGACCTGCGAGGCGGCGGGTACAACGACGGCTGGAACGAGTCGCCCGCTCGCGGGCCGGCTGGCGTTCGGATCACGCCCGAGACGGCGTTGCAGTGCTCAACGGTGCTGGCCTGCGTGCGGCTCATCGCGGAGAACGTCGCGACGGTGCCGTTGCACCTGTACCAGCGGCTGCCCGAGGGCGGCAAGGAGAGAGCGCGTGGATTGCCGCTGTACCGCCTGCTGAACCAGCAGCCCAACGGCTGGCTGACCAGCTTTGAATTCCGCGAGATGCTCACGGCTCACTGCCTGCTGTACGGCAACGCCTACGCCGAGATCCGCAGCGGCGCGGCTGGTGCGGTCAGCGAACTCTGGCCGCTGCATCCCAGCCGCATGAAGGTGGAGCAGCTCGAGGATGGCAGCCTGCGGTACTGCTACCGCGAGCAGAACGGCCGCGAGACGATCTACCGGCAGGATCAGATTTTCCACCTGCGGTGGCTGAGCAACGACGGCGTGCAGGGGATGCTGCCGATCACGCTGAGTCGGGACGCCATCGCCCTGGCCCAGGCCTTGGAGACGCACGGCGGTGCCTACTTCGGCAACGCGTGCCGTCTGTCGGGTCTCATGGAATCCGACAACCCGATCACGGTGGAGACGGCCGAGCGGCTCCGTGAGCAGTTTGAGCGGATGCACAGGGGCGCTGACCGGGCTCATAGAACGGCCGTGTTGCCCCAGGGCGTTCACTGGAAAGACGTGCAAGGCACCAACGAGGCCAGCCAGTTTCTGGAGACCCGGCAGTACCAAGTCATTGAGATCTGCCGGGCCTACCGAGTCGATCCGTCGTACGTGCAGGACAAAACCAAGGTCGGCTATGCGTCGCAGGAGCAGGCCGCCATCGACCTCGTGCAGCAGACGCTGCTGCCGTGGTTCCGACGGTGGGAGTCGGCGATTACCCGAGACCTAGTCGTGCGGGATGACGTGTACTTCGCCGAGTTCGACACCCGCGGGCTTCTGCGGGGCGACTTGGCGGCGCAGGCGAACTGGCTGCAAACAATGCTCAATACCGGCATCTACTCAATCAACGAATGCCGCGAAGTGTTGAACATGAACCCAATTGGACCCGACGGGGACCAGCGGTACATGCAGATGAACCTGACCACGATGCAGGGGATTGCAGCCACGGCAGCCGCAGGTAATGCCGGCGAGCCAGCCCCGGCGGACAATCAGCCGCAGTCGTACACCGATGCTTTGCTGGCCGGCCCGCCGCCATCGAATGACACGCCCGTGAAGCCTGCCACACCTCGAGCCCGCAAGCCCTCCACCCGCAAACAGAAGTGACACAATGAACATTGAACGCCGCGACGTTCCGCTGCCGCTTTGCATTGAAACCCGTGCCGATGGCAAGCCGCTCATCCGCGGCATGGCCGCCCGCTACAGCGTCCGTTCCGTGGATCTTGGCGGGTTCACCGAGGAGATCCGGCCGGGCGCGTTTGACGCCGTGATGAAGCGTGAAGGCCGCAACGTCGTCGGGCTCTACAACCACGAGCAGAACTTTGTGCTTGGCACAGAACGGGCCGGCACCCTCCGCGTGGCCGCCACCGACGACGGCCTGGGCTACGAGATCGACCCGCCCGAGACCCGCCGTGACGTGGTCGAACTGATCCAGCGTGGCGACGTGTGGGGCAGCTCTTTTGCGTTCACTACCAAGGATGACGAGTGGACAACCGACGATAATGGCGGGCACCTCAGGTTCATTCGTTCAATCGAAGGGCTGTATGACGTTGGGCCGGTTCTCACGCCTGCTTACAGAGACACCAGCGTTGCCGTTCGTTCGCTTGAAAAGCACCTGAAGACGCACCGACCGGCGCTGAAGCTGCCGGCCCTTTTACGGGACGCGAACACCGAAAAGAGCATCCGTAGGTTTCTCCGACAGCATGGCTACAAGGTCGGGTGATTCGTGTCCGTCCTGCCGTATTGGGCGGATGGGCGTGGTGAATTCGCGTTCTTCCGGCGAGTATCAAATCCGATACTTGCGGTGCAGCAACTGCCCAAAGACGGGCAAGGAAATTATTCGGTCCTGTGATGTGCGACGGCGCAAGTCACGCACCGGCAACGGCTCGGGCTCCGTCATCCCGATTAGGGCTCAGTTGCGGTCAAAAACTCGCTTCGATGTTTTGCAGCGAGATGGGTTTTGCTGCGTGTATTGCGGCCAGAAACCGCCAAGCGTTGAATTGCACGTGGATCATGTCGTCCCGGTTGTGCGGGGCGGCTCAAACGACATCAGCAACCTTGTTTCGTCGTGCGCCGAGTGCAATCGCGGCAAAGGCAAACGCACTGCTTAGGAAACAACCTCGCCCTTGCCTTCTGCAAGGAGCGGCCCATGCAGTCCTAGCCTGCGGGTAGGCAATTACGCCACCCGCATACAGGAGCCGCACACATGGCCGCCAGCCGCGTCAAGGAACTGCTCGACGAACTCGCTTCCGTTCTGGCCGAAATGGGAGCCCTTGAGGATTCCGCCGAGGAGTCTGTTGAGACGGCGATGGAGGGCGACGAAAAGCCCATGGAAGAGGGCGAGCGGTCGGCCGTGACTAAGGCTGAAGCCCGGCAGGCCAAGTACGACGAGCTGCTGGCGAAGGCCGAGCGGATCAAGTCGGCGATTGCCAAGGCCGAGGCGGCTGAGGCTCGCAAGAACGAACTGCTGAAGGTTCTGCACCGGGCCGCACCGGCCCTCACGGAGACCACCGACATGAAGCCACGCATCGAAGCGGTTTCGTACCGCGGTTACAAGCCCGGCGTGTTTGAGTCGCCTGAGGTCGCGCACCGCTGCGGCCAGTGGCTCAAGAGCCTCAACGGCGATGTAAACGCCCGCCAGTGGTGCCGCGACCACCTGGGCATTGAATCCCGCGACCTCGGCGGCCAGGTCAACAGCCTCGGCGGAAGCCTGGTTTTTGAGGATTTCAGCAATTCCCTCATCCGCTTGGTTGAGACCTTCGGGGTGTCGATGAACCTCGCCCAGCGCGTCACGACCTCCTCGGACACCCTCCTCGTTCCCAAGCGTCTGTCTGGCATCACCGGCTATTGGCTGGGAGAGAACAGCACGATTCAGACCAGCGACCCCACCGCGACGATGGTGCAGCTGGTGCTGAAGAAGCTGGCCGCGGCCACCCGCGTCAGCAACGAGCTTCTCGCCGACAACGCCATTTCGGTGGCCCAGTGGCTCGTGCAGGAGTACGCAACAACGATCAGCGGTTCCCTGGACGACGCTTTCTTCAACGGGACGGGCTCTTCCGTTTACGGGGGCATCCGCGGCCTGTCGCAGATCGACGACGGCACGCACACCGCGTCGGTCGTGTCTGCGGCCTCCGGCAACACGTCGGTGGCGGCCCTCGACATCGACGATTACCTCAAGGCTCTCGCCAGCCTTCCGCGGTACGCGATTGGAACGTCGGCCTGGTACATGCACCCGGCCGTCTACCACAACAGCGTTCAGCGGATGATGCTGTCGAGCGGCACGGCTGGGTCGGGCACGATCGGGGCGCTCGCTGGCGGCAACACCGCGGCGAACCTCGCGCAGGGCACGCCCAACACGTTCCTCGGCCTGCCGGTCGTGTGGGTGCTCAAGATGACGGCTGCTCCGACGACCGGCCAGATCGCGGCCTACGTCGGCGACGTGTCGCTTTCGTCCATCATGGCGAACAAGGGCGACATGCAGATTGCCTCGAGCACCGACCGCTACTTCGAGGTGGATCAGACCGCGTGGAGGGTCACCTACCGCGTGGACATCAACCACCACTCGCTCGGAACCAACAGCGAGGCCGGCCCGGTGGTCGCCCTCAAGCTCGCCTGAACCTGACACCTTTCTAGGAGAATGAACCCATGAATCATCATTCCGGTGCCAAGTCGGTGGTCAAGGCTGCGGCGAGCGTCGCGGCGTCGGCCACTCACTCGCACGAGATCGACACGGCGGGCTTCAAGTTCGCCAGCATCGACGTGGTCTACTCGCCGTTCACGGCGACGACCTCGGCGTATGCCAGCGTCTGCAAGGTTCAGGAATCCGACGCGGCCGGCTCGGGCCAGACGGACATCACGGGGCTGTCGGTCACCGCTGGTGCCGGCGCGACCACGGGTGCGAACGTCGGAGCGGTTGCCCGGTTTAACGTCGATCTGCGCGGCCGGAAGCGGTACCTGACGGTTGTGACCAGCCCCGGCAACACGGTGGCGGTTGTCACCGCGGCCCGGCTGAGCAAGGCCGAGCAGCACGCGGTGACCGCGAGCGAATCCGGCGTCAACAACGTTGCCAACGCCTGACGCTTGACGCATCAGAGATAACGCCCACATGCGGGCGGCTCGGTACGCCCGGGCCGCCCGTTGGCGTTTATAGGAGCAGCCGTGAAAGTCCAAGTTGGCAACGTTGAGCACGAACTGAGAGTTGAAGCGGCTTTCAGCCTGCCTCGGCTGGCATTCACCGACAACTACTTCTGCGTGATGTCCGCCTTGATGCCTCTGGGCATTCGGCCCACCAAATTCACCGGGGCCTTCTGGGAACAATGTTTGGACAGGGTGCTTGTGGACATGGTGGAGCGAACGGACTGGATCCTCGCCATTGACTACGACACCGTCTTTGAAGCCGACACGGTTCAGCGGCTGATGACGGCGGCCATGGTGTCTGGCTATGACGCTGTGGCTCCGCTGCAGACAAAGCGTGACGACGGGGTGCCGATGTTTACGCCTGAGGGGCACGACGGCAGCATCGGCATGGTGCAGCTGCCAAACAGCTGGTTTGAGGCGGTGATTCAGCCGGTGGACACCGCACACTTCGGGTGCACGCTGATTCGCAGCGAGGCCCTGAAGCGGACGCCTGCCCCGTGGTTTCTCGGCAAGCCCTGCGCCGATGGGCACTGGGGAGATCCGCAGCCAGGCGAGCCGCCGCGAGTGGACCCTGACATTCACCTTTGGAAGCAGTTCAAGAAAGCCGGCAACACGCTGGGGCTTGCCCCGCAAATCGCAATCGGCCACGCCGAGCTAAAGATCACATGGCCGGGGCGAGATCTCAAGCCGGTCTACCAGACGCCAAGCAATTACTGGAACCAGGGCGGCCGTCGCCCTGCCGAGGCGTGGGGATCTGTTGAACACGGGGAGGCATCCAATGCGGCCTGACCACGTTCTGCTTCGGTTCACGCGGTCCATGAACGGCTACAGCAAGGGGGCCGTGATTGAGTACCCAAGCGGGCCGGCGAAAAGCTTGCTGCTCACGGGCGGCGTGGAGCTAGTCCGCGATGACCAGCCGCTGCTCGAGGTCGCCGCGGTTGAGCACCGCAACGTCGAGACGGCCGACGCTCCGCGCCGCCGAGGAAGGAAACCCAGCCGATGAGATATCGCAGCCTAGTCCGTGCGACAGAGCCCGCCAGCAATCCGGTCACGCTGGCAGAGGCAAAAGCCCACCTGCGTATCGACAGCACGGCCGAGGATAGTCTGATCAGCACGCTGATCAGCTCCGCGACCCGCTGGGCTGAGGACTACACCGACCGCACATTCTGCTCAACCCAGTGGACCATGCGGCTGGATTCGTTCTATGGGCCTGTCGGTTCGCCTGTGCAGTTTGGCCTGAAGGCTGACGGCAACAACATTGAAGGCCGACAAGGCACCGTGCCCAACCTCGACATTGAGCTGCCGCGCCCGCCCATGGTGCAATCGGGCACGGCCACGGCGGTGACGATTACCTACACGCCGTCCGCTGGGGCCTCTACGACGACGCTGGACGCCACGGAGTACCGGGTGGACCGGCAGGCCACTCCTGGCGTGGCTCGCCCGCTGTACGGTCAGACGTGGCCGACACACCTTGTGGACCAGAACAGCACGACCGTGACATGGTGGGCAGGCTACTCAGCGGACGGCACCAGCGTGCCCGCCACGGTGAAGTCGGCCATCCTCATGCTGGTGGCGCATCTCTGGCGGAATCGCGAGATGGCCGCCGAGGCGGCGTTAACCGAAGTGCCGATGGGCACAAGGGCCCTGCTCGACACCATCCGCTGGGGCTCCTACAGATGATCAACGCCGGAGACCTGACCGACCGCATCGTGATACAGCAGGCGACCGAGACTAAGAACGCTGTCGGCGAAGTGTCGCTGACGTGGGCAACCTTCGCCACGGTGTGGGCTGACGTGCGCGCCTTATCGGGCCGCGAGGCCGAGCGGTACGGGCAGATCGTCGGGCTTACGGGCCACAAGGTGACGATCCGCGCATTGACGGGCATTAAGCCCGCCATGCGAATTCTCTACAACACCACCCGTACGCTCGAGATCGGGGCAATAAACGAATACGAACGCTCCTGGTACATGGAACTAATCTGCACGGAGCTTGCTGCAACATGAGCCTGCCAGAAGCCCCAGAGGCGTTTCTATTTCAGCGACTGACAAGTCAGACGGCCGTATCATCGCTGATCGGCTCCCGAGTGTTTCCGCTGCTGGCCCCAACGGGCACGCCGCTGCCCCTGGTCGTCTACCAACGCACCGCCGTGGAGCGTCCGCAGTCGCTCGCGGGTAATGTCGGCAATCCGGTTGTCACGCTGCAGCTGACCACGTACGGCACGTCCTACACGAACGTAAAGAGCATAGCCCGCGCCGTCCGCCTAGCGGTAGACGGCTGGACCGGCACGACGGCCGGCGTGACGATCCAACGCACCACCCTTGTCACCGAAGCCGACGGCGTGGACATGCCAGCCGATGACCAAATGCTGCCCTACTACAACGTGCAGCAGTCTTTTGAATTCCGTATCAACGAGGCTACGTAATGGGCCGCGAAGTCACGTTCAAGATCAACACCACGGCCAAGGACGGTCGCTGGATCCGCAGGCACGC